TAAAGATAGTAATTTTCAAACTGCATCATTAATTGATAAAGATTTAAAACCATATAAGCCAAAGCCAATATTAATGTTTAAAAATAATATGGTAGAACTTTCACCTCCAATTAAATTATATGATGGAACTGGATATAATAACTTAACTAAATATCAAAGATTTTCAAATGAATTATTTTTAAATAATGATATAGCAAGTTTAAACTTTGGAGAGGAACAATCGAGTTGGAATTTAAATAATCTAACTTCAAATTCATTATTTAAACTTTGGTATCAAAATTATATTAGTGGAATTTATAATATTCATTGTAGAGTAATAAAATTAAAAGCAAAGTTTCCAATTACTAAATTAGTAGATATTCAATTAAATGATAAATTAATCTATAAAGATAAAAAATATATCATAAATCAATTTACAACAGATTTAACTACAGGAGAAGTAGATTTAGAGTTGATTTCAGATTTCAGAGAAGTTGCAAGTAATTCAACAGGACACGGAAAATTTGCACTTAAAGAATTTTTTAATATTGATAATACTGCTCAAGATTTAGAAATTACTATTTTAAAATTAAATAGTGAAAAATATAATATAGTTTTTGGTAGTACTTTATATGAAAATATAACAACAGACCAAACTTTTAAAATTTCAATAGATGCAAATACAACAGGAGATGTTGCATTTAAACAAATTGAAGTACAATATAGCAATCCGAGAGTTTCACAATTTATAAATATTATACAAGATGCTTAAAAATATTATCGAATTACTACAACTACACGAACACTATGGAGTTTCTGAAAATATAGAAATTGCAAAGGGTAAAAATCAAATGCCAAAAACGTGGAAACAAGGATTTAAACAACTTAAAAGAATTATAAAAAATGGCAGAAACTAAAGTAGTAACGTTAGACTTACAAACTAATATAGACCAAGCAGAAAAATCTGTTGGTAGTTTAAAATCCCAATTAAGAGAAGCTAAAAAAGAAGTTTTAGCAATGTCTGATCAATTTGGTGTTACTTCTGAACAAGCTATTAAAGCAGCAGAAAAAGCAGGTGAATTAGGGCATCAAATATCTGAAGCAAATAAATTAGTAAAATCTTTTAACCCATCTAATTCTTTACAATCAACAACTTCTGCTTTAGGAGGTGTTAAAGAAGGTTTTGAAGTTGTTGGTAATACAATGAAAGTTATAGGAGTTCAAAGCGAAGGTCTTCAAACTGCAATTTCAAAAGTAGGGATAGCTATGGAATTATCTCAAGGTATTTCCGCAGTTCAAGAAAGTGCAAGTGCTTTTAAAACTTTCGCAACATTTGTTCAAAGTTTTACATTAGTGCAAAAAATATCTACCGCTGCACAATGGCTTTGGAATATTGCTATGGATGCAAATCCAATAGGTGCAATAGTTGTTGTAGTTACTGCTTTAATTGCAGCAGGTTATAAATTAGTTCAAATGTTTCAAGAAAGTTCAGCAGCTGCTGAATTAAATGCTAAATCAAATGCAGCTTTATCTAATGAAATATCTAATTTAGAAAAAGCAAGTAAGAAAGCTAATGTAGAAAGTGAATTAAGTAGAACTAAACAATTAGGTTTAGCAAAAGCAAATGGAGAAAGTGCCGAGTCAATTAGAAAATTAACTTTAGAAATTGCTAAACAAGAAGAAGCAGAAAAACTTTTAAATGTACAAAGAGCAAGAAGATTATTTTTTTCAGCACAAAGCAGATTAGCTGATGACCAAGATGATGAAGCTGCTAAAGAAAATGTTAAAAAAGCGAAAGAACAATATAAAAAAATGTTCGATGAGCATAATGAATCTATTTTAAATATTAAAAAAATAAGAGTTCAGAATCAAATTGATGAAGCACAAGAACGTACAGATGCAAATAAAAAAGAACAAGAAGACGCAAAAAAACATCACGATGATTTATTAGAAAAACAAAAAGAAGCTAATAAAAAAGCAGAAGAAGAAAAAAAGAAGCAAAAAGAAAAAGAAGATAAAGAATTAGAAGATAAAAAGAAAGCTGAACAAGAAATTTATGATGCAGCACAAAAAGCTTTAAAAGAAAGAAATGATGCAGAATTAAAATCTTTAGATGATATTGATGCAGCAAAAAAAGCAAACGAGGATAGGGGTAAAACAGAACAACAATTAGCTTTAGAAGCTGAAAATGCTACTTATCAATTAAAGTTAGATAATGCAAATAAATTCGGTCAAGACACTACCGAATTAACATTACAACATACAAATAATATTACTGATATTAATAAAAAAGCATCAGAATCAAATATTAAGTTAGCAGAAGCAGAAGCAGCAGCTAAAATGGCACAAATGGGAGCAGTAGCTAATGCGTTGGATGGATTAGCTAAAATAGCTGGAGAAAAAACCGCAGCAGGGAAAGCATTAGCAATAGCAGCCGCAACTATTAATACTTATAAAGGTATTTCTGAAGTATGGGGTGCGGCTTCAATGGGTAATCCAATTGTAGATATGGCTGTTAAAATTGCTTCAACTGCAATAGTAGCTGTTCAAGGTATTGCTAATGTTAAAAAAATAATGGCTGTTCAAATTCCAGGCGGTGGTGGCGGTGGTGGTTCTGCTCCAACTGCAGGAGCTACTCCTGCTGCACCTTCTTTTAACGTTGTAGGTAATAGTGGTGTTAATCAAATTGCTGGTGTTATGCAACAACAAGGCGCAGCACCAGTACAAGCGTATGTTGTAGCTAATAATGTAACTACTGCACAAAGTTTAGGTAGAAATATAATTTCTAACGCTACATTAGGTTAATAAAAAAACCCCAAGTTACTATTGTTCACAAGGGGTTTTAAGTAGATAATAGAAATCCACAGGCAGCACAAATATAAAAATTTTATTTAAATAAACAATATTTTTTTTTAATTAAAATATTTATATCCTTATAATTTATTAATTATCAATACTTTAACCACGATTTAGAAACAAAATAAATAAATAAACGTTATATGAGTATGCAAATATTTGAATTAGTATTAAACAAAGAAACGGACGGAGTCGATGCAATTAGTGTAGTCGACAAACCCGCTATTGAGTCCGATTGGATTGCATTAAAAGAGCACATAAAAATTGAATTCACGGAAGTCGATAACGACAAACGTATTTTAATGGGTGCGGCTTTAATTCCAAATAAACAAATATTTCGCAAGAATGGTAAGGATGAATTTTATGTTTATTTTTCTTCTGAAACAATTAAACAAGCATCTGAATTATTCTTAATAAACGGAAATCAAAACAATGCAACTCTAATGCACGACAAAGCAATAAAAGATATGTCGGTAGTTGAAAGTTGGATAATTGATAATCCCGAAATGGATAAATCAAAAGAATATGGTTTTAGTTTGCCAAAAGGTACCTGGATGATTTCGATGAAATGTAATAACGACGAGATTTGGAGCAAAGTAAAAGCGGGAGAAATTAAAGGATTTTCAATAGAGGGCTATTTTGCAGATAAGGCAGAAATGAGTTCTAAAAATAAAGAGTTAATTAAACAATTAAAAGAATTATTAAATGGCAACAAGTAAAAGTCAAACAAGCCCGGTAGGTGGCAAAAGAGGTTGTTTAGGTAAAGATGGAACTTATAAACCTGAGAATTGTACGGGAGAAACATTAGCGCAAGGAGTAGGCAGTACAGTTGACCAATTAACTACTACGATTATTAATACAAATACTGAACGAGTAATTACTAATTAAATTTGAATATGATCTACAAAAATGTATTAAACAATGTTAAGCATTTACTTTCTATGGAAGTGAAATTTGCGCAACAAACTTTAATGGATGGAGTTACCACCGTTGAAGCAGAGGAGTTTGCTCCTGATTATTCTATTGGAATTGTTACGCCAGACGGTGCAATACCAATGCCTGTTGGAGAATATACTCTACAGGATGGAACAGTTTTAGTTGTTGAAACTGAAGGAATTATTAAGTCTATTGGAGATGCAGCAGCAGAAGAAGCAGCACCTGAAACAGATCACCCAAAAGCAGAAGCAACAGAACCAGTTATGGCTGAAGCTACAGCTAAAAAAGTAGTTGAAACTGTATCTAAAGAAACTTTCTTCGCTATGGTTGAAAAAACTACTGAACTACAAGCAGAAATTGAAAGATTAAAAGTTGAATTGGCAAGTAATGTACCTGCTGCAACTGCAATCAATTTTAATCCTGAAAATGTAGTTGAAAAAGAAAATTTTCAATTCGCATCAAAAAGAGAAAGAACTACTGAAGATGTAGTATTCTCAAAATTATTTAAAAACTAACTAAATTAATATTTAAAAAATGGCTACTACTACAAGTTTAACTACTACTTATGCTGGAGAGTTCGCAAAAAAATACGTTGCGGCTGCTCTTTTATCTTCTCCAACTATTGAAAATGGTGGAGTTGAAATTTTACCAAATGTAAAATACAAACAAGTTCTTCAAAAAATCGCTACTGATGGAATAATAAAGGATTCAACTTGTGATTTTACTGCAACTTCTACAGTTACTTTAACTGAAAGAGTTTTATCTGTAAAAGATTTACAAGTAAATTTACAACTTTGTAAATCTACTTTTCACTCAACTTGGCAAGGAATTGAGCAAGGTTATTCTTCTTTCGATGTTCTTCCTCCATCTTTCCAAGATTATCTTTTGGGTTATGTAGCTTCTAAAGTAGCTGCTCAAAATGAAGTGGCTATTTGGACTGGAGCAACTGCTACAAGTGGACAATTTGATGGATTTGTGACAAAAATTTCTACAGATGCTGGTTTACCTGCTGCTCAAGAAGTTTTGGGGACTACTATTACTGCTTCAAATGTTGTTGCTGAATTAGGTTCTCTAGTAGATAAAATTCCAGCTACACTTTATGGTAAAGAAGATTTATATATCTATGTTTCTCAGAATATTGCTAAAGCATACGTTAGAGCATTAGGTGGATTTGCTTCAGGAGTTGGTGCAAATGGTACAAATGCACAAGGTACTCAATGGTATAACGGAAATGGTGCTTTATCTTTTGATGGTATAAAAATATTTGTTGCTAATGGATTAAATTCTAATACTGCAATCGCAACATTAAAAAGTAATTTATACTTTGGTTGTTCATTACAATCTGATTTAATGGAAGCTTCTATAATTGATATGAGCCCAGTAGATGGTTCTCAAAATGTTAGAATTGTGATGAGAATGGCTGCTGGTGTTCAATACGCAGCAATCGAAGATATTACAACTTATGGAATTGTAAATTCTGCTAACTAAAAATAATTAGGGCGTGAAATACCGCCCTTTTTTTATTAACTTTAAAAATATATCAAATGGCGTGCGACATATCATTGGGAAGATTAGAATTATGTAAAACGAGTGTTGGTGGATTAAAAGCAGCCTATTTTGTCAATTTTGGTAAAATAACAGGCGTAACTTATAATGTTACTAATACCGATGTTATCGATGCAGTTACAGGAACTTCTTTAACTGCTTATAAATATGATTTAAAAGGAACTAATAGTTTTGACCAAACAGTTACTTCTTCAAGAGAAAACGGAACTACTTTTTTTGAGCAAAATCTTAAATTAACATTAAAGCAATTAACTCCTAAAGACCATAAGGAATTAAAACTTTTATGTTTTGGAAGACCAAATGTAATTATAGAAGACCACAATGGTAATTTTTTCCTTGCAGGTTTAGAGCATGGAATGGAAGTTACAGGGGGAAGTATTGTTACAGGAACAGCAATGGGAGACTTATCTGGTTATACTTTAGAATTTAAAGCAATGGAAAAAGTTGCGGCTAATTTCATTGGAGTTAGTTTAACTACTGCAGGATTTACAATAGTTTCTGGTTCTTAATAATTGTTTTTATAATTGTTTTAAAACCCTATCTATCCGGTAGGGTTTTTTTATAGAAACAAAAACGCATCTTTTACGTTATATAAGTATGATAGTTTTAAAAGATTATACCTATACGCAAAATTTTAGATTTATGCCAAGAAGTAAAGATATTACTTCGATGGTTTTTATCGATGAATTAACAAATGTTTCTCATACTATAAATGATCCTATTTTAGTAAGTGAACGCTATTATATGCAATTAGAAATTGATGAAACATTTGATTTCTTAATTGACGGCCATACATACCGATTAAATTGTTTCGATGTAAATGGAGTTCCAATTTATAGAGATAAAATCATGTGCACAAATCAAGAAATAAAAGACTATACAATTAATAATGGCGACTATATAGCGAACCATACAGCAAACGAATATGTAATATATGAGTAATATCCATTTTATACAATTAGCAGACTACCAAGCCCCTAAAATTACTGAAAATAAGCGTGAGGATTGGGTAGATTTCGGGGAGGATAATAACTATTATCAATTTTTAATAGACCGTTATAATGGTTCTACAACAAATAACGCAGTAATAAACAATATTACTAAGTTAATTTACGGAAAAGGGTTAACGGCAAATGATGCAAATCGCAAGCCAAATGAGTACGCACAAATGAAAATGCTTTTTTCTAAAGATACAATTAAGAAAATAGCAAAGGATTTGAAATTATTAGGAGAGTTCAATTTGCAATTAATCTACAACGAAAATAAAAGTAAGATTGTAAGAGTTGAACATTTACCAACTAATTTAGTACGTTCTGCAAAATGCAACAAAGATGGAGAAATTGAAGCAATACTTTACTCAGATAATTGGGCAGATACAAAAAAATTCCCACCTAAAAGAATTTCACTATTTGGCTACGGAAGTAAGACTGAAAAACTAGAGATTTTGCGGGTGGGCAATTATACAATTGGACAAAAATATTATTCTAATGTAGATTATGTTGGTGGAGTTAGTTATGCAGCATTAGAAGAAGAGATAAGTAATTATTTAATTAACGAAGTTCAAAACGGATTTTCTGGAACTAAAATTGTAAATTTTAATAATGGTGTTCCAACTGAGGAGCAACAAACAATTATACAAAATAAAGTAAAAGCGACGTTAACAGGTTCAAAAGGTAAAAAGGTAATTGTTGCTTTTAATAGTGATGAAACTAAAAAGACTACTGTTGACGATATTCCTTTAAATGATGCTCCAGAACATTACAAATATTTATCAGATGAATGTTTAGCTAAAATTATGTTATCGCACAATGTTACAAGTCCGTTACTTTTTGGAATTGCAACTTCAACAGGATTTTCTGCAAATGCTGATGAATTAAAAAATTCTTATATTCTTTTTGAAAATATGGTTATTAAGCCATTTCAAGAAACTATTTGCGATGGTTTAGATAAAGTCCTTGCATTTAATAAAATTAGTTTAGATTTAAAATTTAATCAATTACAGCCACTTGATGCAGAAGGAGAATTAACAAAAACAGTTGAAACTCCAACACAATTAAGTAGTCAAGAAATTGACTTATCAAAATTTGGCGAAGAAATTGATTTAAATGAATGGGAGTTAGTAGATAGTCGCAAAGTAAACTATGAAGAGGAGGAACGTTTAGATGCACAAATAGAAGCATTAAACAATCCTAAAAAATCTCTATTAAGTAAGGTTTATAATTTTGTTAGTACAGGAGTTGCAAATACAACTCGAAATAGTGAACAAGATACTAAATTATTTAAAACTCGTTATCGTTATACTGGAG